AAGAAGGAGTCCAAACAGGGGCGGGAAGAAAGCCTTCGACTAGCATTACTTCGGTAAATTTTACAGAGTTACCAAGAGTGGAGCCAGCTATACCTGCATAACACAATAAACGTCCTTCTTGTTCAGTGAAATTATTGTATGTGATTAAAAAACCTCCATTCTTATCTGCATTTAATGTTGGACATAGCACAGTACTTACATCTTTATTATAAAGTACAAAAGAATATCTATCAGGGTTACCTACTAAATTCTGAATATTACCTGCATTTACGTAATATACCGTGTTAGGCTTTATTTTAGATACATATAATTCCTTATAGGTATAATTCGTAGATCCTACGCCTATCGTAAATTCCTTCGTCCCATCCGCCAGATTCACATTATTTGCTCCGGTCTGATCTTCTTCTGCTACTGGAAAGCCTTGCAGGGGTTTATTGCCTTCGATTAGGGAGATATTGTAGATTAACGCATTAATATCACCATTACCATATCCACTATATATTTTGCTTATAGTTTTACCTGCCGAAGATATTACATTTGTTATTGTTTTAGTCTTTATATCTTTTGTAAGAAATACATTACTTCGTGTTCCATCGTCATATTCGATGTAAAATGCTAATCCAGTATTATCCGGATTAGGACTTTTGTGCTTCCATTCAATGGAAAACACATATTGGGATTTAGGCTTGAAAGTAATGTCAAAAACAGGATGTAACACCGAAATTGTTGTAATATTGTTAAACAACAATTTCGGTGTTACATCCAAATATATTCCGTCTTCATCTTGTCCCCAGACCGCAATATCCTTGTTCTTCTCATTCCACTTCAACATCATTTTTTTGGATATAAGGTTCTGGGAACCGATCTGTAATCCATTTACTGCTTCCTGTCCGCCTTCTAGCCCTTGCTGTTTTGCTATTTCCTTTCTATCAGATTCAGGGACAGAATAAGTTGTCGCTTTGTTTCCATATTCAATTTGTACATCTTTTACAGAGATAATAAATTCGGAACCATCCGACATACCATTGTGATCAATCCTTAAATAAACTAGTGTCCCTTCTCCCCAGTCCGAAGGTGTAGTAAATTTAAATTCATTGTATGTCCAATCCGTGCCTGACTGATATGAACTAGTTAATAATGCATCAATTTCAGGATAAGAAGCAGGAAGAATATAAAAATCAAAATAATTTTGATGACCTGTATGTTTTGCGTAAAAAGAAACAACAATTTCTTTATTCCCAGGTATTGTTATCATCGCACTACGGATATAACTTTCTCTCGTAGAGGCGTCCTTTATTGAAAACTCTGTATCTTTATGTTCCGTATATCCTGTCCACCCAGTTCCGGTTGTACTACCGATTAATATATTTACTCCTCCTATCTGTATCCCATCAACAACCTTTCCCGCTTCATCTATTGCAATCTGCCTCTGATCGTTGATAGAGGGGGTCCACAATAGCGAAGTTTTATTGCCTAATACTAGTTTTACCCACTCTATTTCAGATTCAACGGATACACTATTAGGCATTGGATATATTCGAATAAATGTATTATCAACAGCAGGCGTCCCTAACGTCCATTTAAAAGTTTTCAAAGCAATATAATCTGTATCGGGACCACCAGGATAAAAACTAGCCAATACAACATTCCCTCCAGAATTGTAAACAGCCCAGTTTGTTTTATTCGCCCCTAATTTGCCTTTAATAACAATTGTACATTCTTCTCCTTGTTTGGGTTTATAGTCTCCTAAGTAAATTGTCGCTATTGGATAGCCAGTATTCTTCCATCCCTTGTTACTATTGTCAAGGAGATTGGTTTCTCCTACCTGTAGGTTATCTAGATTATTCTGTATGTTTCCGATGGACTCTTCTGCATCTTCCCCTGTTTCGAATGTAAATTTACCTGTAAACCGATTCTGGTCAGGGGAAATGATAATTTTTGCTTTACCCTCCAGGGAAAAGGTATTTATCCCTTTATACTGAATAAAGGAAGGTGATCCTTCACCATATACAGAAATTATTATCGCATTTTGCCTGGCGGAAACGGTTTTATTTCCGATCGTAACCATGGAATCGCCGATTGCAGGGATATCACTATCTGTATCACAATCTGATTTAGAGAGGTCAATGTAATCATCTCCGGTTGCTATACATCTCCGCCAATAATACCGGTTACTGATATTTTCGTAAGTTCCTGATTTTATATTCGATTCCCGGCATTGCACAAAATCATCGGTGCGGAACAGATTTTCCACAGCTTTTTCTCCGTCATCGGCAGTAAAATAACAACGGTAAAAGCCTTCTTTATCTTCAACCATGGTACAGGTTGCACCTGCCGGAGAGAAAATATAATTTCCTCCGGCATAAGTCAGTTTTCTGATCTCGAGTGCTGCAAATACTGCTTTATAACGTGCGAATATCTTATCTATTTCCAGATAGGATTTGCCGCTACTATCGCGCCTTATAAGGTTCATCCCTTCCCCTAAAGGGCCTGAAACAAAATTATCGGATATTATTTCATCAGTTGTTATTTTATCCGCTGTTACTTGTTTGAATTGTACGCTGTCTGTCTTCCTGACGGGTTGATCCAAAAGTTCAGACATTTGTTTGTCATTCCATTTTTCAGAATTACCTGCTTTATCGGCATAGCCGGAACTGATTTTTTTATCCAGAAATTTCAGGTAAAGTTCATCGCGTACTAATTCTTCTTTCTTCCAATAATCAGTCAGGTCGATATTATCCAGAGTGGCATCGATGGAAGCACTGATTGCTGCCTGAATAATTGCTGCTATGGAAATTCGCCGCCATTGGTTTTCAAAAGAGAATTGTGCCGGTAATACCAGATCATCGGCAATGGCGGCGATCGGAAACTCAGATAATCGCGGGGCTAAAAAAAAAAGTTCATCACCGGCCGGAAATTCGAGTAATTCGGGGAGCATCTCCTGATTCCGGGTGACAAAATCATATTTACTCTGTAAAGAATAACGGAACTCGAATGTATAACTGTTCAGTTCTGTCAGCCTGAACGTGTTTTCTGACTCTTCAATATAGATCTTCCGGAAAGAGTCAGTGACATGATACCTTTGACAGGATAGAAAGAAGCCCCGAAGCCAACGAATATATTCGAAAGTGGGAATATACCCTGTATTCTGTTCGTAGATTACAGAAAAATCTATGTCTGAATCTGATGATTCGTCGTTTATCGTAGTGATATTACCGTTAGTTTCCAATTTTTCTGAGAAAAGTCCGGTAAAACAAACGGAATCCAATCCTCCGAGCGTATTTTCGAAGACATAAATTTGTGAATTATCTTTTGGGTGGGTTAATATATACCGTTGGATGTAGGTCAGACGGTTACCTGCTGTATTTTCGATCCACGCATCATAATAGCCGACCTGTTTTTCGAATTTGCCGTTGACTTTCAGAAAGCTCAGATCAATGGTATATAACTTTCCGGTTTCCATGTCGGCTATATATTTTTCTTCATTAGTGCCGTCGGCAAAATAAGCCCGGAGTTTTAAGCGGCACTGTTCCTGTGTGTAATAGTTTAAAAATTCAGGTTGCCAGGTGAGAGTTTGTTTTTGCTGGGGCTGAAGGGTTAGAAATTGCGATTTCAGGAAAACAGTTGAAACTTCGGCGGCATCACCTATACCTCCTTTGATTACTCTGAAAGATACAGTTGTGTCTCCGATATGTGCATTAAAATCCAGTACTCCCCTTGTTTGTACAAAAACATCGGTATCCGGCAGGCAGATAGTAAATTGTTGTTCAATAACTTTTTTACAAGGTATTATGATTTTGTTGTTGTAAGCGGTATAAGTTTCAGCGATCAGGATTGTACTACCTGAATAAAGGGAGAAAGAAAGCTCTGATTCTCCTGTTATGATAAAATCTTTCAGATTGCCGCAGAAACTCAGGGAGTCGGGTTGTTGTACAATAGTCATGGCTTTATTTTTACTTAAAAATAATGACTGGTTTTACGGATATAAAGGACAATCAGGCCGGATAACACCTGATCAGGTATTCGGTGATATAATCCTGGTTTAATTTGATTTCCTGTTCATAGCATCTGAATCTTTTGTTATTTATCAGTAAGATCTTTGAGAAAAGTTGTTGGGGATTACTCAGGTATGTCAGTTTGTTTTCCAGTTGAAACTCCATTTCTGAACAGATCTGCAACATTATTTCTACCCAGTTCCGGAGATATTTGTCGTATAGATTTCCGTCGCCCCAATACAGGAGCGACATATTGTTTTTTCCGGAAGATATCGGTTCGGGAGTAGCAATGGGGTAGGGGTAGTAAGTGTTGCCGGTTGTTACCGAATCGGGATCATATTTAATATAACCACGGTAGATGGCGAAGCGGAGTTCTTCCCTTATATTTTTTAAATATGCCTGATCGTTGTCGTAATCGGCGGCAACAGCCATGTGATGTATATAACCTAAAGTGATATTGGTACTGCTCCAGCCTACCGGAGCGGAAATGCATTCTATTTTTTCGGCATTTTCTTCATTACCTGTTATACGGTTCAGATCATCGTTTTCATAGTACTTTTCAAGATATTTGTCAGGAATTTCTTTGTCAGTAAAAACAAATCCCTGGTTTTGGTCTTCTTTGTCCAGGATATGTTTTTGCCAGCTGTCGGTGACTGTAACTTCGTGATAAGCGTCTGAATAATCCAGGGAAAGTATGGAAATACTTTTAGAACTTTCTTCCACAAAAAAGCGGCATCCGAATTTGTTTTCAATTTCGAGTATCAGATCGGATGTTTTGATATCCGGTACCCGGTCGGCATACCTGAAATTGGGCCGAAGGTTGAGTGGATTCATCGCATTGTTGCGGCAAACGACAATTATATCCTTGAATTGGTTGTCCCGGATAAGATCGTTTCGTACGACCGTGTACCCTAAGGCAGTGGCAATTTTTTCAATCAGGCTATTAAGCCGGATGAAGGGAGCGAACAGGCATTTGCTGTTTTCACTGGCCTGGGTTTTAAATGCAGAATTTGTATCGGTTACCGGTGTCAGATAATTGTAAAAAGGCATCCATAGGTTAAGATATATGTTATTGACATACGGATCGTACAGCGGGCATACGATGTAATCTTTTCCGCCGTGCAGACTCTCTGTAAAGGCTGTCATCATTGCCTGCAGGTCTGTGAAATTTTCCCCTCCCAGATCGAGGCTGGTAAGCTTTGCATTGCATTTTTCCCAGAAAGAGGTCTGGCTTTCGGTCAGGAACACTTCTATTTCGTCTGCCGTAAAGTCGGTCATGATGCATTTGCCGCGCAGGAGGCAATAAGGACCGAAAAAAATGGCGGCCGCATATTCTGTGGGGTGTATTTTCTCTGATATCCGTTCAGGATATCCGAATATATGGCGGTTGGCATTCAGGTTCAGGGTAATGGGATAGGTGGCGTCGTTATCCCGGTCTTCGAAGAAATAGTTGTGTAATTTGAGACAGACTTCCGTGTCGGCAGGCAAAGCGGCTTCCTTCCCGTCGATAATTATTTTCAGGCTCATGATCTTGTTGATATCTGACGTTCGTATTTTGTTGCTTTTTTCATTTTCTCATCAATTCCCCCCTTGCCATACCAGGGGATTTCTATTTTCTTTTCCTTGAGGGCTTTCATCATTTCCAGATTAGCCTGCAAGAGACGTTTGAATTCGGGGTCGTAAGTTTCCCGCAATATTCCGGTAGTCTCAGCTCCTGTACTTTCGCTCAGGGAGCCTCCCCGGGCCTTTCCGGAATATTGGGGTATATACCGGGTGAGATCAAGCCGGCCCACCGTACCGTTTTGCTGGGCAGCATCGATTACATCGAGAACCGGTTTTACGGTAGGATTGGAGACGGCTTCGTCATTTACCACAAATTCCCGCCCGGATTCTCCGGTGATTACGGTGGGGCGGTCGATATATCCACGCCGGTCCGGATCGTTTTTGGCCTTGAAGTGACGGCCGTCCTGACTGCGTACGACATCGATAAAACCACCCGATTCAGCACCCGGGAGGGGCTGGGCAGCGATGATTGCAAGTTGAGCTGCTCCCAATGCAGAAACCATTGCAGTAAGTATACCGGCAGTTGCTCCAAAATCAAATTTAGGTACCTGAGCCCAAATAGACATAATAGCCAAAGCTGTATTTTTAATAACATCTGCTATAGCCATCGTTTTTTGTCTCTTTGCCTGCTTATTTTCAATCTCGGCTTTTTTAGCATCGAGTTCGGCGTCCAACTGAGAAACACGGGCGTTGTATTGTTCCTGGCTGATTTTACCGGCATCCAGTTGTTTGTCCAGGGCGGCTTTTTTTGCTTTGGTATTTTTTTCGTATTGCTTCAGCTGCTTCTTTTCTTTTGCAGCCATAAAGTCGTTTACCGTTCCCCATACACTCATCAGGGCATTGGCGGCGGCCTGCATTTCTTCGATGCCGTATTTCCCTTGCTCCAGGTTCGTGAAGAAAGTTTCCCACATTTCGGGGGTCATCCCCAGGATATCCACATCCGCTTTTGGAAGACCTGCAGGCTGTTTCGCATCCGTTTTCCCGCCCTCTTTTTTTTCTGCTGCCTCCGCATTCAGGCCGGAGAGCATTTCCCGGGCTTTCAGCACTTCGGCTTCCAGTTTTTCCTTTTCTTCCGGGGTGAAAATATTACCGGCCAGATCTATGCCGTCTATTTCCGTTGAGTTTAGGATTTGCTGGATTACAGCAATCAGATCTCGGGTATGCCGGATGGTCAGTTCGCGTTCTTCCTGCCGGTGCTTTTCCTGTAAATCTTTGCGTTCTCCGGCAGTCAGGGTTTCGTCGGCCAGGGCTTCGTTGTGGCGGATCCGGAGTTCGGTCAGTTCACGTTCGTAGCCGGCTTTTTGGGTATCCAGTTCTTTTTTTACAGCCTGACTGAGTTGTTGTTGTTTTTGCTTTTCGGCATTTGAGGTAATCTGTAAAATTTTAGCCTGGTGTTCTTTTTCCAGGGCTTGTAAAATTCCGGCATCTTCACTGTTCAGGGCAATCTGTTTTTTACCGAACAGTCCGGCCTTTTTCAGGCGTTCTTCATAGAGCCGGTCTTCCTGTTCCAAAGCTGATTTTGCCTGAAAAAGTATTTCTTCCCGGTATTTCTGCTGATTTTCCAATTCTTTTTCCCGGGTTGCAGCTAAAAGTTCAGATTTTTCAATTTCTGCAGTGATTTCTTTTTCAATTTCATCTTCCCAAGCATTATCATCGAAATTTATTGCAGACCTGAAGTTGTATGTACTATTGTTATCGTCAGATTCTGCTGAAGTGAAATCAATTTTATCCTTTAATGCCTGAATATTCTGTAAGTCTCTTTCCAGTTCTTCAACCCTTTCCCGGGCTTTTTCTACAGTTCTGGTGGCTGTAATGAAATATTCTCCGGACCCGATTGTATTGGCTTTATTCAACTCACTTTCAGACCGCGCAAGTGCCTGACGCGCTTTTAAGAGTTCTTCTTCAGCCTCCATCTGCTGCCGGACAAGTTCAGTATATTTTGCTTCATTAGCCTGCATGCGGATACGTTTTTCGAGTTCTGTACGGTAGTCTGCTTCGTATTTTTTCAAATCCTGAAGACTGGCTCCGTATAAGGTTTGCTTGTCCACTACATCCGGTATCAGTTCGTTCAGGCGGTCCACTAATTTTATCCGTTCTTCTGTTCCCGGATTAGTTTTCCGGATCTGTACCATCAGCATTTCCATTTGTCCGGTCTGTTCCCTGAGGCTACCTGTATATTGCTGATCGATTTCATTCAGCCGTTTCTGGCTTTCTGACAGTTTGTCCGTGTTTTTAACCAGATCGATGATCAGTCCGATAGCCATAGAGGCTCCTGAGACCAATAAACCCCAGGGAGTTTTTGCCAGAGCGGCATTAGCCGTTTTCATGGCAGTGATTTTTTGCCGGATAGCCGCGATATGCCGTTTTTCCGCCATGGTTGCAGAGCCGGTAACAAGCGTCTGGAGTTTCAGGGCTGCAATATGGGAGTTCATGCCTAAAATCCTGGCTTTTCCGATGATAACTGATTCTTTCCCGGTAGCGTTTCTCAGCAATTCTATGCCATGTAAGATTTTTCCCTTCAGGGCTAGTCCCGTCAGAGCGGCAGTCAGCAGCGCTGCCGAAGTTTTGTATTTACCCAGAAGGTCTACCATCGGAATCAATACCTGTATCAGGGAAGCCGTTCCGGAAGTGAAGGCGCCGACCAGTGGAGTCAACTTTTCTCCCAACTCTATACGCAGCTGTTCCAGGCGGTTCTGTTGCTGTTTCAGGCGGGCATCGTTTGTGTCGGTATTGGTTGCGGCCTGTTCGATGGCTTTGTTGGTTCCGGTGACCGCTTCCTGATACCTGACGAATTCCTCCCGGCCATCTACCAGCACTTCCACCATCTTGGCATGTTCTTTGCCGAAAATATTGGCTGCCAGTTCGCCTTTGGCAAACCGTCCGGCCAATTCGTCCAGAGCGGCATTCACGTCAAAGACACCGTTGCGGTAACCGATTTGTTTTGCTTTCATTTCCATCAGGACCTTATCGATGGAATTACCGGCAACCGCCGCTTCGCTGAATTTGGGGGCTGCTGTCTCGATCAGGGCAACCAGTTGCTCAAATTCCAGTCCCATCAGGTTTGCCGTGGTTCCGGATTTCTCAATAGCCTGGGAAAGGTAGTTGATATCACCTGCTCCGGCCTGTGATCCTGCAGCCAGCACATTGATAAACCGACGGGATTGATCAGCGGATGCATTGAATTGGTTTAATGAATTCGTAAGAGCCCTTGAAGCCGGCTGCAGTTCCATTTCCGCCGCTTCCGACAGGATGATAGCTTCCTGTGTCACCTGGTTAAGGGCCTCCTTATTTTTAAGTAACTCGGGACGCTGGGAACCGATCATTTTATAGGCATCTGTAATTTCGGTTGCACTTTGCCGGATAATGATACCACCGTCGAGAGTGGAAGTAGACAATTCCTTTGCCTGATCGGAAAGGTAATCCAGCTCACTGCCGGTTAGTCCGGTAAGAGAAGAAAGGCCTTTTACGCTTTTTTCAAAAGCGTTGAAAGAATAGAGGCTTTCGCGCAAGAAGTTTTTTACACCATTAAAAGCCCTTTGAACTATTCCCAATGATACTATCCAGTCGGCAACCGATAACCGTTGTTTGCGGATAGCGCCGTCCGTTGCTCCCATTTCCTGCCGCAGCCGTTTTTGCTCGGCGATAAGAGTACGTTTTACTTCTGTCAGCTTATTCCATTCTTCGGAATTCCGCCTTATATTTTTGCTGTTCAGGCGGGCATCTACCGAAGCGATGGACTGCCGGAGGTCTGACATTGTAGCACCGGAAAGGTTATTCAGGACAGCCTGAACGTCTACCGTTTCTTTCCGGAGTTGTTTCATCCGGGTATTCAGTTTACTGAGTTCCCACTCTGTTTCGGCTACTTTTCCGGCGTCATTCGCCTGATAGGCTTTTGCCAATTCTATACGGAGGGCTGCGGCATTTTTAGAAAGGTCTTTCAGCTGGTCGGAAGCCTGTCGGCCATCCAAAAGCACTTCTATACGGGTTTGTTCGGTTCCTGTCATCGTTTCTTTTTTCCGGCAAGTTACGCAGCCAAAGCAGGAGGGGAAAGGACATAAAAAGAGCCTGCCCGGGAGGGACAGACTCCGTGTGGTATCCAGGCTTGCCTAAGCCATGGTGACTACTTTTTCCTTGAACTGGAGGATGAAATATTCTTTCAGGCGTTCCAGGGAATAGGCTTTGGCGTAAAGGTAGCGTTTTCCGGCTTTTGCATGAGCGATGAAATAGTACTTGCCGTCGATGATTTTAAGCTGCCTAACAGGGGGGTAGTTGTCGCGGAAGAATTGAATGAATGACTGGCGTGCTTCCGTACTTTCAGAAATACGTTTCCGCACTTTGGCGGTTGTTAAGGTTGGTTCCATAATACTATGATTTTGTGCATTATAGGCACAGAAAAACGGCGTGCCTGACCCGTTTTGCACAATCCTCATAGTAGGGACCGCTATTACCATTAAGCAACAGCTATTCGGGGGTACACGCCGTTATGCGTTTATCATGTGTTGAGTGATAGACATAAAAAATCCGCTGCTCGGATTCGAGGGCGGTCTATCTCCACCCTACTATGAAAATTGTGCACTGCAATGATACGGAAAGTTTTTGAAATGGCAAAATTCAGGGGAAAGAAAAAGCCCCGGCGAAAACCGGGGCGTGCCGAATAAAAACCCAGCTCATTTATAATGAAAATGAAAAATCAATGCATACCCAGATTAAAGGTAAAGTAATAACAAGCGCCCAGCGCCAGTTCCACAGGAATAAGGCTAAAACTATAAAAGCTATTAAAAACCACATTGAAACGAAAGCACTTAACAGTCCGATTCCTATCGTTATCAAAAAAATGATAGCGACGGTACGAAATTCCTTTTTGTTTTCAGGCGTCATAGATATCCACCTCCTATTTTCTGATTATAGTATCAACTATTTGATAACTTCAACTGATTTTCCAGAGCTTCTTTAATAAAGGCATTAAATCTCCTAGACTTATCCTATGCAGGAGTAAGCTCAACAGTCAGTCCCAGTGCAGCGGCAATCCTGTAAAAAGTAGATACTTTGGGCTCTGTCTTGCCAGTTTCTACCCGGGAAATATAAGATTTATTCGAACCTATTTTTTGGGCAAGTTCTTCCTGAGTCATATTAGCTTCCTTGCGGGCCTGCTCGATAATTTGACCGGTGTAATACGCATACGCTTCTTTTCTGAAAGCTTCCCTTTCAGGCGTACCTTCTTTACCATATAATTCGTCGAGTTCGGCACTGATACTTTTAATCTTCTTTGCTTTCATAATATTCCTCCTTTATTCTTAGTGCTTTCTTTATTTCATTTTCCGGGGTTTCCTGTGTCTTTTTCTGAAAACCATTAAATAAAACTACGATCCGTCCTTCATCGAAAATAAAAAATATCCGGTAGATATTTCCATTATACATAGCCCTTATTTCATAGAGGCCATCTCTGATAAATTTTACGAATTTCGTACTAATTCTATCTTCGGTTTGTAGAAGATCAAGTATATAATGAACCTTCTTGCGCTCAACCGCTGACAGGGTTTTCATGAAATCGTCATAATAATCTCCGAATGCTATTATTTCCCTTTTCATACAGCAAATATAACAAAAGTTGCCTGACTTGGCAACTTTTTCGGAAAATTATTTTACAGCGGCTTCCACGTCTTATGATTATTCGTCCACCTGCCGGGAAGGGCACGGCGGCGGGCATAGTTCCGGGCATTACGCTCAGACTGCCGGACGGCGTACATAAAGCCCTTCATGGTTTTCGCCCCACCCATGATTTGGGAAAGTTCGTCCATAACGACTTCTGCAGAAGCACTGGCATACTTTTCTTTCATGATTTCTCTGAGCCGCTGGAATTGTGCCCACCAGTACCGGGAAAGCCATTCCTTAGGTTTACGCCGGGATTCCGTGTGCCGTCCGTCATTCCCCCGGCGGAATTCCCGGCCAACGCCCATGTCGACAAAGCGACCGTATAAATTGAACGACATGATCAGGTTGTAAATGTCATTCCCTTTGTCGGAAACCTGCAAACGGCCTTTTTGCAGGCTACTGCGCAGATGTCCCGCTTCGGCACCGAAACCCAATACATCCATCCGCTGCAGTAGCACTTTCATCGTGATTTCGCTCCAGGCGGTAACCGATCCGGTAAAATTACTGCCAGTCTGCCCCATTGTATTCCAAGTTCAGAGGGATATCCACAGTAAACGTAAAGAAAAGTCCGGCGGTACCTCCGGCAAACTCACCCGGGATCTCGTCGAAAGGGATGCTGTCATCGGCCAGGTAGGCAAGTGCTTCAAGGTGTTCCCGGTCGCGGATCAGCCGGGAAATAATTTTCCGGTAAATGCTCCGCATTTCATTCAGTATCCGTTCCCGGCCTGTCATATTGGGCCATTTTGATAATTTACCCAGTAAGAATATAACTACCGGCCGGCGTTCAAACCAGCCTCCGCCGTCTCCCTGGAAAATCATACCTTCCTGACTGTCATCGAGGGCAAAGAAGCGGTCGCAGCGCTTACTGTTCTGGAGCACTTCTTCCATTGCTTTCGGGTCGGATACCCGGCAGAATTCATATCCGGATGTAGCTTTCAGACTTTGCTGTATTCTCCGGACATATTCGGTAATATTAAACTCTTCCATGTTGTTCCAGGCGTTCGTTCATTTCTTTGATCCGGCGGGCTTTTTCGTCCATATCGTAGAGTACCCGCCACATTTCCAGCCGGGCAACCTCTTTTTCTTTGGTAATATCGTGTTCTGTCACGAGGTTGTACATGGCATGAATATTTTCCCGTAAAGAAATCGGTTCTGCATCATCTGAAGCTTCCCGAAACAGTCCCGGACATTCTCTGGAGACAACGTTCATTACCGTCCCGAACCAAAGAAAAACGGTATAGCAGACATGTAAAGGTAAACAGGCGAACTCTTCCTGCCGGATGTTATCCGGATCCCATGGACCGGCCGGGTACATCACGGCACATAATTTATCCAGGAAATGCCGGTCTTGTTCCGGATCCTTGAATTGGTTGTAGTAAACCATTGCCGATATGAATTGCCCGAAACAGGCGTCGTACATCAGGGTATTCAAAGCCTTCCGGCCGGCAAGCACCGGCAGCGGACTAAAGTTTTCCCGGTATTCCAATAAAAATTCACATTCTCGGCAAAAATCCAGGATTTCACCCATTGACATGGGAAAGGCTTTCTCTCCCTTCTTCCGGAACCGATAAACCGGATTCTCCCGGTTACCGTAACGGCCCGGTAAAATACGTAAACCTGACAGGTATATAAATGCCTTCGTTAGAAAAGCATTCCGGGTAAGCCCCTGTAAATACAGAGAAGAAACGAACAGTAACTGACGTTCGGACAATTCTTCCCAGGAATGCGGTAGAATTAAATTTACAGTTCTCATATTCCTCCCATAATATAAATCGGTGAATCGGCTGAATTTTCGTAATTGTTTTGGTGACGTGTCCGGTATTCCTTGCTATTGGCATAGGTCGGATAGGCTTCCGGCCTGGCATCCATCAGGCTTACCGCTTCATCCCGGAAAGCATCGGCATCTTTAAGATTACCGGTTACGTAATTGGCCAGAGCAAACTTCAGCATGTTCAGAACACCGGCATTTTCTTCGGTGACGTCATTGTCCCGCTGTTGTTCGAGCAGCTCATCGATATATGCCCGGCTTACCCAACGGCCCAGTACACTATACATCTGAAGTGTCAGCATCGGTTTCAGCTTCAGAAATTCTTCCCGGCTTCCGGACCATTTACATAGCCGTTTCAGTTCTCTGGCCGTCATCACCAGGCAATCCGACAGCACCGAATACGCTTTCGAACCTTTCCAGGAGTCATGAAAGGCCGGGGTATCTTCCAGGTAATCTAATAAAACTTCTGTTTCATCATCCCGTTGCAGAGCTGTTTCCTGAATCAGGCGATTCACCCGCTCCCGGGAAGCCGGTGCCAGGTTCTGGTTGGAGACGACCCCAAAGCCGTTGGCATTCTGTACCAGGTCGAGAAAAGGAATAGCCCGATGATAAGCATCCAGGCTGATTACTTTACAGCATAGATCCGATAGTTCCTGATATTGTTCCCGCTCTGCATCAGCTTCAAGTTCTTCGTACAATACGCGTCCCAGGATTTCATTTTTCAGCCAGCGTTCGGCACTATCCCGAAAGGTCTCCATATCCCTCCAATCGGAAGCCGCCGCAGTCGGGATGTATCTGATAAATTGTTCTTTATTCTGCAGTATCATCTTTATCCTTCTTATTTTGTGAAATTTCCTTTGCATCGGTTCCCTGATCCAATGTTGTCAGCATAATATCGGGAATATCGAACCGGATGTCCCAGCCGTTTACATCCGCTACCAATACCAACGGTTCCAGCAAAAGATCGCGGACCGGTTTTTCGATCGCTTGTTTCATGGTAAATAACTCCCGCTTATCTGAACCCGACTGGGAACCTTTATTTTTACCAGGTGTTGCTCCGTTCAGGTGCGGATGTACGCCCTGGGCATAACACAAGAAATTAGCGGCTTCTTCGGCATCTTCAATCCAGTCTCCCCCTTCCTTCTTTGTATCAATGATGTTGATGCGGACCAACCGGTGTTCCACCTTATTCGGGTCAATGTAATAACCCGAAAACCACACTTTATCCCCGCTTTCAAGACCGGAAAGAAATTCCTTGATATTTTGGATCTCTTTATTCCGACGTTCCTTTTGCTTCTCCGGATCGGTTATTTGTTCACTTTGGAAGAGATACGTCCAGAATTCTTTATCAATTTCTACCTGGTAGCGGATCTTCATTCCGGACTTCATGTGTGCCTTTTTGACCTTCGGTACCATGACGCTCAGGTCATACCAGCCGGAACGAAGGGTTGACATCCAGTAGGCAAACGGATAATACTTATTGCCCGGCGTTGGGATACGCACCAAAAAGGCAAATTTTCGGACATTTGTTCTTAACATGCGTCCATCGGCTCCGGGGAGTCGCCCCAAACGCATCATCATGTCACCCCAGGGATCACGCATATCCAACAATTCGATGACCTCCGGATGTTCCGCACTTTCCTGATCTTCCCAGTTGGCATACAACACATGTTCTATCCGGCCGGTTGCCGGGTTACAGGTTTCCAGACGGATATACATGGCTTCCTTATGCACAAGCTGTACTACCTTGTTGCCTTCCTTATCGAGAATCAGTACTAATACGGCAAAATTCCAGAACTTAATATCGGTAATCGCTTCCCACATCAGGGGGATTAACCGGTTACGCTTAAAGAAGGTTGTGATTTCTTTTTCCTCTATGGGACTACCGTCTTTCCGGGTATAATTTACACCTCGCCCATAACAAGTCAGAACATTGAACAGCATGTTAGGGCTCATAACATCCGAATCGTATACTTTATCTCTGATTTGTTGCGGTAAATTATTGTCATATCCCCATTGTACATACCCACGGGAAGAACCTTTTACCGTTACCGGCTGAGTGGGTTCTTTATCAAACAGATCTGCTGACGAAACTTCGTTAATAATAGCTGCAACATCGGAGCTTACTTCCAATACGGATACATAGTCCATCATAGACACACCTCCTCTCCGTTCAGTTCAAAGATATTCCAGGCCCGGATCTTCCGGACTTCCCCGGACTGTGTATGCAGCAGGTTGAAGGTATTATTCTCATGATAGCTGGATGTACAGACCACCTGATCGGCTGTGATTATATTGCCTTCCTTGTCCCAGTATTTCAGGTTTACCTCCTGTTTGCTTTCCAGTATTTGCCTGGCTTTGTAGATAGATAACATAGTTCTTTTTTATTACGAAGATAGGGAAGGGAGAGCGGAAAGAAAGGACAGAGTGGTAATCGCTGATTACCTTTTCAATTACCAAGGTAATCAACTGATTGTCAAAAGAAAATGCTGTCATATAACGTACCATTGATCCTATCGATTACCGGATTCATCGACAGGGCGGTGCGGGGTCGTGTGCGTGAAAACTGAAAAAATACGGGGTGTTTTCAATGTTTATTGATTGAAATTCAGAAAGTTCACTTTTGGAAAACTGAAAAAGGGGAGAATAGGATAAAAAAGCACCTCCCCGAATGACAGTTCAAGTATTTACTAATGTCTTAATTTTATCTTCAAGAAATGATATAACATTACTTCATCATCGATACCAATCCAAACATCGATCCGGATTGGTGGGGAAATTTGTTCATGCCTATGAAAAGAGTGTCCCAAGCATCGGTTCCATCGGTGCGGTATTGGAGAAGATCTTCTTCAGTTTCGGCGTATTTTTCACCGGACTTGTCTTTCTCGAAACCTTTGGTGCCAATCCGGACGCCAGCTTGTTCCATAGCCAGAATCAGGGCTTCGTTATGGGCTTTGTTGATTTGGGGATAAAGGTAGTTTCCCTGGCCGATAAAGGATTCATTGATCATTTTGTGTTTTTCCCGGTGTGGCATAGGCTGGCCGATGTAAACCGGATAGACCCGCCAGCCCTGTTTCTGAAATTCATCCTGGACGGTGGCGGCAAAATCATCTCCGTTGACCGCATAGTTATTGCCAATAGCTGTACTATCGAAATAGTAGACAACTTCCCGGGTCCGGTGGAAACGGTAATATTTACAGAAATCCTGAATTACTTCCCGGAGTTTACGTTCATATTTTACGAAAAAGGAGTTCAGGGTACGCATCTGCATGGAAACATCCTGACCACATACTATCCAGTTGATATTGGCGTTGTAATCGAATGCGATGCAAATCGGCCGGTCAAAGTCCAGATCCCCGTCCTGAAGGCAGGATTCATCCTGTAACTTATCGAAATCATACCCGCAATTATCCAGGTATGAATTATTGAAATCGGTGTAGTAATGCTTCTCGCTCAGGTTGGAATAAAAACCGCCCAGTAGTTTGGTTACCCGCTTGGACATGACGGAGGTCAGGAAGACCATGGGCGGAAGATCCCGCTTCAGGTCACGGATGTATTTTTCTCCCAAAAGGGCCAGATTCTGGATGGACGACCATTCCCGGTAAAGGATAGCTACGGAACGCAGGCGGGCCATTTCGCTGACGATCTGCCGGTAATAGCGCTGCATGGAATCTGTCCAGCCTTCCGACCTGGCTTTTGTCTGCAGACGGAATTTTTCGACAACCAGGTACGCGATCGTTTCGATCAGCTCTTCATCCATCATGTTTTTATACACCAGGAACCATGATCCTTTTTTCGTGGTCGGCATATCGGAAATAATGAGTTTTGAACGGTACCACGGGCAATCGCGGAATTTGGGAGAATAACCACCCATGGCCGGGAAGGTTTCGTCTTTCAGTTTGTCAAAGTTCAGGAACTTGGCTTCATCGAAAAGACCCCAGTCCAGAGTCAGTGAATTGGAAGTTCCGGGCCGGTCCTGAGAGATCAGCCGGAGAATAGTCCCGTTCCAGAAAATAACGGAGTTATCATAGCTGGCCGGAGGAATAACCGGTTCCTTGAAATTGGCGGATAAAGGGGGCTTTCGGCCGATGTAGTAATGTACATCGCGCTGTATGTTCCATTGCCGGAGAGCGTTCAGCGTACCAGGGAGTGTACGGGTCAACAGTTGCTGATAGGAAGTCCCGACTACCCCTCCGGAGCTGCCCGGCATGTGTTTCATGTTCCGGAGAAGAAAAGGGGCCCCGAAACCGTGGGATTTTCCCAGGCGACGCCCACCGACTATAACAGTGGTATTGGCAGCGATATACATCGCTTCCATTTGAGGCGTATTGAAATATTGCTTCTTAATCTCTGGCGACAGATTCATAGGGTACGTCTTTTATTTCGATGACTTCGGAATATTTCTCTTCCAGTTTCCGGATCTTTTCTTCCAGTTCGGAACGGGATGTCCCGGTCAGGATTCCGGCTTCTACCGGATCGTTAGTCGGTTCGAAATCAGGTAGTTTAATCTGATCCCAGTCGAACGGATCTGCATCGATCTTATTCAGGCGGTTGATTTTTACCAGGGCTTCGGCTGCTGCGATTTTGGCTTTGGCCCTGAAAAAAGCGGATTTGACATCTTCTTCGGAATTGTCAAGGTCGCAAATTGCCTGTTTAACCATTTCGTTGGCAATATAACGATACCATTCCTTGGCGGCACGCTTGACGTTTCCTAGTAGTATCTGTACGTTTTTGATGTCCTGGTAAGCCTGGGTGACGGAAATGCCATAGGTGTTTACAAGAAATTCCCGCAGAGCCTTATTCGACATCCACGGGTTTTCCAGCCAGACGGTAAAAACGGACTGATACCGCCGGAGTTGTTCTTTTTGTTTTCCGGTCAGTTGTACGGAACTTTCTCCGAACATGTGATCGTGGAGCAGATCCAGTGTATTCGGTTTAGCCATCGAATTTCATTCCCAATTCTTCCAGTTCTTTCTGATTTTCCGGATCAAACTTCTCTCCGGCAGCGAGTAATTCATCAATCCGGCGTTGCATGGCTTCCAGTTTCTTTGCCCGTGACGCTCCGGACAAACCTGTTACAGCCTTTTTACCTTCACTGAGGTATTTCCGGTTGGCGTTGATCCGCTTTTCGTCTACTGTGACGGAGGAATTTCCCTGATTTTGTTTTTTGGCCCAGGTATCGATTACGTCCCAGTTGGTCCGGATCTCTTTCCGGTAATTTTCCAGCTGCCCGATGAGCAGGGTGCGCTGATCAGCGTCGGCCAACAGTTTCAATTTTTCGTGGAGGGTCCGGGCAAGACGGTATTTTTCGGCTGTTTCCTGCCATAGTTGCCGGAGATGATCCGGTAAATCATCCGGATTTATTCTGGGTTTTCCGGTGAGTGGTGCCGGAACAGACTCCGGAGCTGTTTCCGGCAGAATGTTAGCCGGGGGAACAACGGGTGGTTCCGGTGTTTTTGACAGTTTGCGTAATTCATATTCCAGTTTTGCCGGCAGGGGTTTCCGGGAAAGGTTTTGCAGGAGGATCCTGTTTTTAGAGTATTTTGCCAGGAGAGTCAGACCGGAAGCATAATCCCGGTTTCCGGCCAGCCATTCGTTAATTGTCTGCATGGAGTATAGCATTTAAGTTTTCAGTAATGTATTTCAGGTTACGGGATGCCCGGCAATAAGCAATCAGCCGGACGTTTCGGGGTACGTAACGTTCCAGCAAGCGGATACCGAAATCAATAGATTTACGCCTCCGGAAAGTCTGCCAGTCCTTTTTCCGGTCGCCGGTAATTTCCGGGAGCGGACTTGTTGCTATTGTTTTGGAAGTTCCTTTTTTAGCCATTGTTTTTATTTTAAAGGTAGAACAGGGAGCGGAAAAGGGAAAGGACGAAAAAAGAGCCTGTCCAACGGACAGACTCCCAACGCTTCCCAACATTTTGAAATTATTTACTCTTTGGCTTTCCGGGTCTGAATTTCATTCAGAATGATGTCGGCATATACAGCCATTACAGCTTCGACTGCCCGGTCCATTCCTTCCTGAAAGTTATCCCGGCAATGCTCGATCGGAAGCGTCGTCGGAAATAATTCAGAGTCGAAACGGTCACGGAGTTCCTGGAGCTCTGTGACGTATTGCAGTATTTTGTTTTTATTCATGGTCTTCCTCCTTATCAAGGTAAAGTTGTGACAACCGACAGGATAGTCCCAGGAAAAACTGATAGAAATCAGAATCACGGTCATAATGGCGTCCGGGTTTCCATACTCCCTCCTGTTCAAGTTCAAGGCGCATCTCTGTCAGATGCCGGAAAGCCGATTCGATAGCCTGTAGCCGGACGTTGAAAACAGCCTCATTCATGGCTTACCTCCTTTCCGATAAGATGACCGTAAATATCGGCCAAGGCATTGGACATTGAAACCGTGTAATCTTCGTGAATATTAAGGGCACAATCTTCAGAAGGGGTATATCCGGGATTTCCGTTGAGGGTTATCCTGGGAAAAAGCCGGGCCATGGTTTGACGGATGTAAGCGGTTTTTTCCAGGCAATCACGGATGATTGCTTTTTGTT